AAGCCTGTGGTGAAGGATCCCCGCTTTTCGCGGTTTTGTAGTTCATATTTTTGGCCGACTGATACTGGTGTTGTAGTCGCGCCTATGCCTTTCCGGTTGATGTCCAAGTTTGGTGTGACGTTGACCGCAAGAACTTCCAAGAAAGGCTGGCATAAGGAACACATGGTAGGGGTATGTAAAGGCCTCATCACTGATTGCTCCCATGTCCCTGTGGCATCTAGTGTATTACGCTGGATTCTTGATGACGTGTATCCAGGGGTACAAGCCCCGGCCATCATTGACAAGTACCACATTAGGGCACTGAAAGCCCACCAGGTTACTTTGGATTCTGAACTATTGTTTTGTCATATCTATGGCGTTTCACCTGACGTCGTATTAACGGAATTCAAAGAGTGGATGAAGCTCCGACATCTGCCCATTGTTGTGTCAAGCAAACTGTTTACAGAATGCTTGACTGTCGACATTGGTTCCTAAATAGGAAGCAAAGCCCCAATCCAATGAAATTTGGCTTGGCAACCTGGGGCTATAACCAGCCATCACCGTAATTATTGCATCATTTTTAAACATATCATACTCAATGCCTCCCAAACAACAACAACCCAAACGGCAACAAAGACCTAAGCCTAAGCCTAAGGCTAAGCCCCGACCACAGCAAAAGAGTCGGCCTGCCCCCAATGCTTCGAGGAAACAACCGGCCAAAGTCACCACCGCTCCGGTGGCGGTGGCAATGTCCGGTCCGAAGAAGCGGCAGGTTCAGTATGAGTCAACACCAGATATGTCATCACTCCGCGTTCGCGGCTGTGAACCCATCTTCACTCTCAATTCGTCAACACAGTTTCAAATGGCGTTTGATGAGTATATCAACCCTATGAATAATCGGTTGTTCCCGCTTTTATGCGCAGAAGCCTCACTTTTTGACAAGTGGAGGCCCAACTCACTTCGGCTCATTTATGTACCGAAGTGTCCTACTAGCACTGCTGGACAAGTTGGTATGGTAATTTTACCTGATTCTGAGGCTGCTGAGGTACCTGACTCCATGATTGGGGTTGAGTATTTTGGCTACGGGATAACTTCGGCTGCCTGGGTTTCTGCTACTACGCAGATATCCAGAAAGTCGAACATTGAAGTTTGGTATTTCACGGCTTTGAACTCCGAGTTCACCTCCTCCGACATCGGAACACGAAGAACCATGTCTAATGGTGTCATTCAGTTGTTTGCCCAAGGTGGCCCAGCTGCCTCTGTACTTTATGGTACGGTCTATATGGAATTTGACATTTCATTCATGGACCGCCGTCCTCCATTGGTACAGGGTTCCGCTGGTACTTCAGTGCCACGAAAAATTGATGTGGCCACCACCACGAGCACACCTGATCTCACCACTAGCACGTTGTCATCCATCTTTGGCAACCCCACGCTCATGACGTCAATGTCACGTGACATATTGACCGGGCTGGGTAAGGCTACCGCTGCATACACCGCTGTGACTGCTACTTTGCAGCC